AACCCTTGTTATCGAACTGCATTTGGACAACTCTATTATCAATTGACTGACTCATGCCGAAGTTACCTCCTTCCATACTTTATCGGCTATTGCATCAAATATAGGTTTAATGGCGGGATTAATGTAGTCTCTTCCTTCAACATACCCGCCAGTACCTGTTCCATGACCATACTGAAGAATTATAGCTATGTTGACGCCCTGATTCTCATTAGTATTCTCCCAGGAGATCCTTGTAACATCGCTATTCTTTACAACGTTGTAGGTCCATGAAGAAGCTGTTAATCCGGAATCAGTTGGAGTTGCGCTGGCTAAAGCTTCTACGCCTAGTTGAGCCAGTTCCTCAATTCCGGTGTATATATCCTTGCGAAGAAGTTTCTTAAGGAACTTTTCAGTTTTATTAAAGTCACCAATGTGACGAAATTTGATCATTTGTAAACTCCTTTGCAAAAATATTCAAAGAAAAAAAGGAGCGCTTGTGTAAAACGCCCCTTCTTTGGTGGAATAATCAAATGGTTATAACAATGAATGGGTTATCCTTTGGATCCGGTAAGAGCTCTTCTTGCCGCATTAAGCGCTTCATACTCTTGCATAATTTGAGAAGGACTCTTTTTCTGGCTCGGTTGGCCTTTTATACTGGCAATTCTAAGAAGCATGAATAAATTGTTAATATGCCACTTCTCACATTCGATAGGGATACCATAGAAGAACATCGCATAGTAGATTTCTTCACTGGTAGTAATGTGACGGCTCTTTTTTGTAGAGTCGGCGATGGTAGTGGCAGTATGTGAGTCTTCCATGTATTCAAATATCGCACGTAGCTGATCATTACTAATACGACTGTATATATCGAATGTCACATCTTTATTAATCGTCATGCATCTTATATAGCTGATGGTTTCCTCTTGGGTCTTTTTCTCTGGCAGAAAGAATGGCTTTTTCCACTTTGCCTCCCATTTTGAAATAGACTTCAGTGAGTGCTCCAGTTGAAGGGTGACTGCTGGTTTGATGTCTACAAATTCATTTTTGCTTTCGTCAAACCCCTCCAAAACTGGGATTTTTACATATAGCATTACTCATCATACTACTGTATCTGGTTCAGTAGCCTTGTCTTTTTCTTGCGCAGCTTTAGCTTTTGCAAGAAGCCTATCCAATCTGGAATTCATGGAAGACATGTCCGGCTGAATTGCATTGAAGAATGCATCAAAGTTGTCCGAGCTCTCAAGCAGTTCAAACAGAAGTTCGCTATAAGCCTCAGTGGAAAAGAAGGCGTCGCTAATTTCTGCACTCTTAAGAATCTTCTTAGAACCAGACGGACGTTCGCCATAAGCTTTCCCGATGATGGTTCTAAGAACACTCTCAATGCCTGCAAGGCTCTTTGTTTTTAGGGCTTCATTCAGGGCTCCTTGCACTCCGCCATACTTTTCATAATAACCCTCAAGCTGAACAATCTCAGCCTGGGTAAGATTAAAGTAGAAAGGCTCGGTTACAGTTTCGCCATCAAAATTTGTGTAGGTAATGTTCTTTACTAGCATAGTAGTAAGCTCCTTTCAGTTTTTGAGTAGTTAATTAGGCTGCGAGAAGAGTAAGGATTTCATTCGGAGTCGGAAGAGTCGGTTCAGTAGCTTCCTGAGCTGCAATACCATGCTCGGCATCCGCCTCAACAGCATCCTTGCCATAGAGGAGATCCTCGAGAGCCGTCAGCTTAGCCTTGTCCTCTGTAGTTGTGAAGTCACGGCTGTCAATAGTAATTTTAGATACCGGCTTGTGACCAGCTACAGGAACCGGAGTAGCAGAGCAGCTAAAGCTGAGCTCGTTTCCGGCAGGTGTGGCATTCACAGTCTCATAGTTCTGCTGAGAAGGAGCAGCCAGAGAATTGTAAATGATATGAATCTTGTAGGCATCATCAGATTCAGAAGCGGTTTCATTAACCAGAAGAGTACGGCAGGTGAAACCAAAAGCCTTACGAGCCTGTTGACCAAGATACACGCCACGAACAGGCTTCTTATATCCAAGACAGTCGTTCCACTCGTCCGGATAGGTATAAGAGTTGATGTTGTACTTATAGTTCTCAGCCGACATGATGGAAGCATATTTAATGTTGTCGGCATAAAAGTCTTCAGGTTCGCCGCCTTCAGGGTTCTCTTCAAAACCACGAAGACCATTGAAAGCAGCACCTGCGGCATAGGTACCATCGGAGTTCATTGTATACACGACGCCATGATCGGTACCTGTTTCCATCCAATGCTCGCCAATCTGATCCCAAACAATACGAGACATAGTTTTCCTCCTAACAGTAGATTGTGTAAATGTAATGATATAGATTGTCAGCTGTGTAAGTACGATCCATATCGCAAAGTGGTAGTTTTACAAGTTCTTCTCTTAACTCTATGTCAGGGTCTCTACTAATCAGCATAATCTGATACTTTCGCTTCATCATATAAGTTCCATTATCAGCATATACCTTGTGATAATCCTGAAAAGAGTAGATAATAGAGGGGTAGGTCATTTGATAGGAAGCTGGGGATTGATAGAAGACATGTTTTCTTTCGTCGGTGGTATAAAGACTGATCATGTCAGTTAGAATTTCACTAAGCTGCGCTCGGTCCATTCCAAACACCTCCAAGTGTAAGAATCAGACGAGGACGATCAATCTCTAGATCAGTAACTTTCCATTTAGCGCCCATCCATTCAGCATACTTAATAGCATAAGAATGCTCATACGCATATGGATCGGCTATGATGCTGATTTTATTACTAACATTAAGGTTGTCATTAACCCCTTCGCCTTTCTCCCATCGACGATTATTCTTCAAGACATCTCCATAGTAGGACCGCTCTACGATTGTGTCCTCTATAATATCTAGACCTGTCTCCTCTGGTATCGCATACCCAACTTTTCCAAAGTATCTCATGACTTACCCCTTCCATTTTGATTTTATTAGGACTTCACATAGTAGGTCCTGTAGACATCATGATCCTCGCTATCCTTGCCGACTACAACAGGTGTAACGTCCTTAGCCTTAACATACAGATCGCCTTCCTTGACGTACCATCCGCTTGCCTTCGGAGTAGAAGCAGCAGTGACAGTAGCCGCAGTATAAGTAGCATCAGAACCGCCAAGAATCAGAGTGATCGCAGAGAACGGAACGGTTGGCATACCAGAGCAACGGGTTTCGATCAGATACTTCTCCTGGTTGTAGTCAATGTCGAAGTCTTCGAACATATTAATCGCGCCGCCCTTGTCAGCACCAACGGCATAGTCATGGAGATCCAGAGCAACACCCATCAGAGTCTGGTTAGTTCCATATGTGAAGTTCTTCATCAGCGGGCACTTCACAATCTTGTCCACCTGCATCTTGTTAGCAAGATCAGTCAGGCCACTATACAGAGGACGACCAAATCCATCTTCAAGCAGGAGAGCTTCAGTAATCCATTTCTGAGGCATGAACAGAGTCATATTACCAGAACCTTCATAATTCTCCATAGCACGAATGAAGGTGGTGATCATGTTCTTTGTGGTTGCTTGATCGTCGACACCAGCAGTAACATGAGCCTTGATATTGAACAGATCATCATCATAGATGACAGGAGTGATGTGATCCCACATGATATGGTCTTCATCAGTTACGAGACGACCATCACCAATCAGAATAGCACGGGCGATTTCCTCATCCAGCATCAGCCGCATCTCGCCCTTGATCCAGCCGACATAAGCGAAGTCGACGATGTCGATGATGTCATCGCGGTCCGCTTTCTGCTTCTTGTAAATGGTCTGAGGAGTGATGGACCTACGGAGCAGGCTGAATACTTCTTCCTTCTTCCGATTGCCCTTCAGATAACCTTTAGCCCTCGCCTCATCCATGGTGATGTTGGCATAGGTTGTGCGAATACGAGAATAAGGAACCCTGTGAACACCCTTAAGGACTACATCTACCCACTCGGTATGACGACGGATCATCTGAGGCGGATTATTCAGTTCCTTAGCATCCGGGAAGAGCATATCGATATCGGTTACGCCATAAGTCTGCTCAGTACCATCACTATTAAACAGAGCATGGCAAAGGACTCCGCCTTCCTTCAGACCCTCTTCTACAGCATGTTTGAGAGTGCCATACCTCTTGGCATCCTTGAAGAAAGCCTTAAGCTCTTCAGGAGAGAGGATCTTCTCATTGGGTTCTTCATTGTCAAACAGGTTGTGTTTCATTTCTTTATTTCCTCCATCATCGTAATGGGCTTCGCCTTCCTTATCCTGAAGAGCCATACCTATCATAAATTGGACAACTTTTTTCTGTTCATCAGTCATCTCGTCATAGACATCTTTGACTGTACGTTCCTTATTATCAGCCACTTTAGATTCCTCCTTTGGAGTTTCTTCTTTTTCTTCTTTTGGTAATTCCGAATGATAAAGCTCAATTTCACAATCATCCGGATTGTAAATAGTTGCTTCGAATTCTTCATTCTGATCAGCAGAATGAGCCAGTGGTACATCGATATATGCACCTGGATTAGCCCCGGCAAGAACCAGGCTTACTTCTCTAATAGTTCCATGCATGACATCTTTCTGAGGAGTCTCTTTTAGTCTGTCTGCAAAGATAGAGAAGTATTTAAGGTCTCCATGCATAACGCACTCTTTGGCATACTCACCCATTGCAGTATGATTGCAAGAGGCAAATCCATAGACACCATCGTCTCGATTTTCCAGAGTTACATTACCAATGACCCTGTCAAGCTGATCATGAACATGGCTATATACCATAGGAAGCACTGCACCATCTTGTGCTTCGAAGGCTCCATGGCGAATAGTGCGACCATCAGCGCATTTAACGTTAAACCTGGTCACGTATCCGCTAAAATCATACTTATCAGGTTTCATTTTGAATTTCCTCGTCTTCTGTCAACATTTCAGAATCTTCACCTTCCTGGTTCTGTTGTTCGTTATACTGATTAATGTTCTTATTCCAAAGTTCGTCAGCTTTAGGATCCTCGCTTGGTTTATATCCGAGTCTAGAGCGTCCTTCATTGGAAGAGATAATTGCACCAGAATTGAGATTACTGAGAACCTGAGCAAGATCTTTAAGTGTAATAAACTTAAAGCGATCTTTAATGAAGATGATCTTCTGACCCTGCGTTCTAGCAGTCTTGGTTATACAAACTCGATCGAATTCCTGTGCGAACACAGTAAGAATTGGGTCGATCACGTTGTTAAAATAATTGAGCATAGTTTGCTCATTGGCAGCTCCGCTGAAAATGTCAGCTGTAATTCCCATTTGAGAATAGAGCTCCTCAGTAAGGAACTCCACTTGTTTCATTAGATTATTCTCAAGAGGACGATTAAGCTGAGTAACATGCTCAGTCTGGTCAATGTATGCAAAGCCATACTTGGAATTAGTGAGCTGATCTTCAATTTCTTTTCTTCTCTTCTTAGCCCACTCTTCTTTTCCAGGATGGCTTAAGCTATATGGGACACTAATAAGCATGTCCAAT